CCAGGATATTGGATATTTCTTCCTCTAAATGGTACACCGATAAATCCCATTTCGATTGCTGGAATTGCAGCAGCACTTACTAAAAATGAAGTTCTACGAACATCAAGTCCAATTGCAATGCCTGGAGGTGGAGTAATTGTTATCCTAAATTGGTTAGCTCTTGCACCACCACCGATTAAATTTGCTTTAAAGTCATCTATTTGTGCCATGATTAACCTCCTACTTCACTAAACGCAACCCCAGTTCGTACTGCGATAAAGTTTAATGTTATAAAGTTGATTGACCTAGCAGGTTTAATGAAAATATCTGCGATAAACTCATTTCTATCTATGACTTCTCCAGTATTGTTGGTAGAATCACACTTTAAACTAAAGTCTGTTATACCTCGTCTACCTTGAATATCCCTCAAGAATGGTTCTACTAAGTTTCTAAATTGTGCTCTTGTGAACTCATCATTGAACTCAAAGAGTTGAAACTTAGCTGCAGTTGCAATTGCTTTTTCTAGAAGTAAGAATAATCGTCTTACGTTGATTCTATCAAACGCACTTGGTTTTGATAATGCAGTTTTATCTCCGAAAAGACAAACACCTTGGCCTGGAAAGTTAGTTACAGGATTAACTCGTTTTTTGTAAAGTTGATCTCTTTCTGCCTTTTGAGGGTTGTAAGACAACTTAACTGCACCACGAATATTTCCTCTGTTAAATCCAGCAGGAGAGAAGAAACTATCTGCGATTGAGTCTGTAAATGCACAAAGTCCAGCAATGTCTGCGTTTAATGGAACAAATCTAAATACATCACTATACTTATCGTACATATACTTGTAACCACTATCGAAAACCATGTATGATGAACTTGGACAAGTGTCAAATCCGTCTATAACATTTTTAGTTGCATCAAGAGAAGCAGCGACACCGACTGTAGCAGCACGATATGGAGAAACAAATCCCACACAATCTCTACGACTTTCTACTAATGCAGTAATCATTGTTACATGAGTGTCCATATTTGCTTCTGTATCAGCAGCAATACTTGAAGAACCACCTATAACTAAGTTAATGTCTAATGATTCTGTATCTTTGAACTTATCATATGCAAGTGTGATTTCACCATTAGTTGTTGCATAGTCATCAGTACCACCAGTTAGTGTAGAAACATCAACACCAGATACTAATGTGTAGTCTGTACCAGATGCAATATCTGTTCCCCAGTTAGAACCAGCAGATAAATGATCTGTCCAGTAGATAAACAACGATTGTGCAAAGATAACATCTGAATAATAGTTGTTAGAACCTTGTGCAGTTTTTGCCTTAGGGTTCTTTGACATATTTGGAAATACTTCCATTACTGATTGTGTTCTTTGTCCAGCAACACCTACAGCAAAACCTGTTATATCACCAACTGTGTCATACACTGCAACATGGATTTCATCTTTTTCTCCACGAGCATTTGCTGTAGCCCATGCTGATGTGCCAGGCGGTGTATCAAATAAATCAGAAAATCTCCAACGTCTTGTGATAAGTGAATTGTCTGGAATGATTGTTTGTAAACCAGCACCAGCAGGATCATCAAGTAAACGAATTGTTAAAACTTCACCAGAAACAGAAGTTACTTCGTACTCTTGACCTTTTGATTCTACGTTTGTTCCACCAGATGCAGCGAATACAAGAGGTATGTCGTTTGCAACTATGATTGCTTTATCAAGTACAACAACAGTCTGTGAAGTTACAGTTGCAATTTTAACAACTTCATCTCCATCTGATATACCAGCACCAATAACTCGTTGTCCAACTGCAAGTGTACCAGAAACTCCATCAACTGTTAAAGTTTTAGAAGCAACTGTGATTGCACCATTAACTGTTCCAACAATAGCTGAAGCAGTTTGGAAAGAAATTATATCACCAGCTGCGATTGTAGCATTACTTGCATCTTGGTCATCTACTGTAATTGACAAGTCACCAACTGCACCAGCACCATTTACTAAGTTCAATGAACCTAATGGTTGTGCAAATGCTCTTGCACT